TTGGAGCGCCTGCGAGTAATACTGCTGGTTGAGGGCTTCGATGTTGTTGTACGTCGGCAGTTGCCCGACGCCGATCATGTAGGGCGGCACGTGGAATGCCGTGCAGACGTTCTCAGCCGTCCACTTCAATTGCGCGATGAACTCTGAGTCAACGAGACTCATCATCATCGGCTGATACTTCAGATCCAGACCGAGGACAGCCACCTTGCCGGCGTTGTTGCCAGAGAACTGATCCTGCCAGTTGGACTGGATCGCCTTCTGCTGCTCCTCGTCAATGTCCATCGTGGTGGAGAGCACGCCACTCGGCTGCGATCCGTTCGCCGCAAAATCAACCGACTGATTCTGGAGCCGTAGACCCTGAGTCGCCGCAAGCCCACAGGCCGTCAACGGCGACACCCCGCACAGCGGGTGATAGAGCGGCACCATCACGTCGTGGATGATCTCGCTCGCTGGCACAACCACCGCTTCATCGAGCCTCGATAGCGGGTCAGTTGAGAGCGCGTAATACACTGAACTATCCGGCGCCACCTTGACCTGCACGCGCCTCGGATCGAGCACGTACATGGCAACTACGTTGCCCTGACCAGCGCCGCCGCGGTTATCGCGCTGCTTGATCACAAAGGTGTTGCCGTGGATCAGTTTCGACGTGACCCACTGCTCAATAAACTGCTGGCGCGTCTGGAAGTGATTGGGCTTCCGAAGAACAGGCGAGTACGCAGGATTCTCCGTCTCCTCCCACACGCCGTCTTTTGTGCGCTGGATCAGGTCGATCCACAACTTCGCGATGTCCGACGCGATCAGCGTGATGCAGGCGTAGACGGCGGCATACGTGAGGATGTCTTCGGTGCGCGTGACGATATTCCGCTGCCACGCCCCGGAAAAACCCTCCTGCACCAACGGCCACCAGCCACGACTACGCTCAACGGACTGGAACCCGGACGGGATCGACTTCTTGCGCGTGCGCGTCAGCGACCACCCAAACACGTTTATCAGGACTCGGCGGTCAGATTGCGCGTGCGATAGGACCGACGCCGACGCTTCGGCGCTTCGACGATTTCGGGTGCTGGCTCGGGAATAGGCGCAACGTCCGGTTCCACGTCATCGGCTGGCGTGGCTGGACGCGCGAGCTTGCGATACATCAGCATGGCCGCCTGGATCGGTGTCGAGTCAAACCGATCACCGGGCTCTGCCGCGAGGTCTTTGCGATCGATCAGAGTCGTGGCAATCATCGGGAACCGCATACCGACCTCAACAGAACGGCCGAGGCACCCACTGTGCCCCGGCCGTTCTGCACTCAGGGACTAGACCGGCGATCCGATCGAACCCCAGTTCACGTCATCCATGAAGACCACCGCAGTGGACCGCAGCTTCTTCCAGGTGATGAACCGCTCCGCGAGGATCGCGAGGCTGTTGGACTGGAACATGGAGACAAACGCCGTGGTCATGGCCGTCGGGGTGGTCGATTCACCCACGGGCGTGTCGGTCATTTCCAGCGTGGCTTCGCCGGAGACCTTCACGTCCACCGCGCCGTCATCGGCCAGGCCGATGTCGTTCGCGCTCAGGGCCACGACCATGTTGCCGTAGCTGGCGCCGCTCGCCAGATACTGCGACGTGATCACCGGAATGCCCTCCAGCCGACCGCCGTTCAGCGTCAGGCCTGGGAACTCCTGCTGTCCAAGGCTGTTCCGCATGACCGACAGCGCCAGCGCCAGCGTGTTCGGCATCAGGATCACCAGCGAGCTGACATCCATGTGATTGAGGATGAACTGCTCGACCAGGTTCATGACGTCCGTCCGGGCGTTGTCCGCCGACGTTCCCGCCGACGTCATCGCCGTCAGGCCGTTGGTGATCGACGCGGGCTTCACACCGGACACGGCCGCGATGGCCGGATCCACGAAGTCCGTATCGATGCGGGCTGACACCGACCGCGCCAGCTCGTCGCGCACGACGCGCTCCGCACTCGGATTCGAGAACCGCGCGAGCTCCTGCGTGATGACCGAGATCGCCGCCACCTTGGTGTACGGCAGCGTCACGGCGCCAATCGCACCCTTGGACGTCGGCTTGCCGGCACCCTCACCCACCCAGTACCCCGTCAGGCCAGAGGTCATCTGCGCCATGCGGATGTTGAAGGGCAGTGACCGCAGCGCCGGGACGCCGTTCGTCCCGAACTTGCCAAGAATGGTCTGCGCCCGGAGGAACTCCAGAAACTCGCTGCCGAGCGTGGTGGGCTCCACCAACTCAGTGGCCCAGTTCGTGTCGGTCGTGGTGCCAGCGGGAATGTTCGTCTTCTGGATGATGTGCGCGTGCAGCTCGGTGTCGCTCGGCCAGTGGCGCTTCGCGATGTCGAGAGCCGACAGGAATCCGCCCTCCTTCATCGAGATGTACGACGCCATCTTCGCCATCGCCATGCGGGCGAAACCGATGCCGGGATCGCGATTGACCTTGCCGACGTGGACCTGCGTCAGACCGCGCGAGGCGTTCGCCTCGTGGCCGTTGCTACCGGCCACCGTGACCGCCGCCGCCTTGTTTTCGACTTCACGCGCCCGCAGGCGGGTGAGGTGCTGATCGATGCTCTTGATCTCGGTATCGAGGCCGTCGTACTGCTCGGTCTGCGCCGCGTCCAGGGTCAGGCCCTTCTCGGCCGCGTCGTCCATGATCGCGTCACGCTCGGCCACCTTGGCTGCACGAGTCGCTTCAAAGTCCTTGATCTGCTGAGTGATGGTCTGCTTCATGGCTCTGCCAGTGCCCCGTGACTGGGACACGACAGCGACCGAAACGCCGGCCGTGGTGGGTGGAACGGACGCCTGACCCTCCCCTGACGCGGGGCGGTACTGGGCGTCAATGGACTTGATGCTTTGGATCGTGGCCTCGGCGTTCGCAGGAACGGCAACGAGACTCAATTCGAGGACTTCCGTGGAGGTGAACCGCACGCCGCCAGATCGCAGCAGCTCGATGCCGTCATCCATCACGCGGAAGCCAATGCTCACGCCCTTAATCAGCCCAGACTTGATGCTCTGCCAGGCCTCATCGACACGGGCTTGCAGGGTTCCGGGCTCGTCAATCTTCGGGATGCGTGCCGTAAAGGCAATCCCGTCGTCCGTGGCCTTGTGCAGCTTCACCGTGCCGACCGGCAGTCGGCTGTCGTGATGCAGCAGCAGCGGGATCGAACTAGCGTGCTTGACGCCTTTGGGCTCGACGACATCACCCACGCGATCGGGCGTTGGCGTTGTCGCCATGCCTTCAATGACGCGCTGCTCCGCGTCTACGGATTTGATCGTGAGGACGGAATACGCCCGTGTGAGCATGGGTCGATTCCCATGCTGAGGGCGCTCAGAGGAAGGGCTATTTGTTGATTACGGCAATTCGCGACGGACGCGGAGTGTCAGTAGTGCGCGCACCACGGACGATACGGATTCGCCGCGACGATTAGCCGTCTTGACGATCTGGTCGTAGAGCGGCAACGGGAGACGCGTCATCACGGGCTCCGTCGGCTCACATCGTGGCCGCCCGCGCTTTCGAGACGCATCCCCGCCGGCGAAGAACACAGGGATCTCAGTGCTTGGCTGCTGCATTCCCGCCTCCCAAGAAAAAGACCGGCAACGTCTTCTTGTGATCCGGCGTCAACATTAGGCCCTTTTGCGCCATCAACGCCGCCACTATCCCGTCGATATGCTTGCTGTGCTTCTTGGGCTTCACTGGACGAATCCGCCCCGCATCGTCGCGCTTGATCGAGCAGTTCTCGACGTGGTTCCGCAGGATCCGATGCCCGGAGTGTCTGACACGCCCCGCCTTGATCATCGCCTCCATCACCTGTCCCGGCTCTGACATCTGGGTGTAGTTCTGGAGGACTTCGTGTACCTTCAGCCCCGCCCGATCCCGGAGCTGGGTCGCAATGTCCGTCGCGAACGCCGGGTCGTATCCGATCAATCCCTGCTTCAACAGCGGAAACCGCGGAAGGATCTTGGTGACGATGTCGGAATAGATCCGCGAGTAGTCGATGATCGCCCCCTCCGTCACCGTCAGCAGGCCATCCTTCGCCCACTGCGAATACGGCACGCCGTCTTCCTTCTCGTGCTGCCGCATCGTGTCCT